TTTAAAGAAATTACCGAAGAAGTAATAAACAAGGTAATTAGTATCCTTAAAGAAGAAGTAAATATATATGACAAGTATTTGAATGGAGAAGTATATCAAATTGAAGTATTTGAAGGCGAAGAAACCGTAGAATTTGTCACTATCTACGGCTATTCAGAGAAAGAAGAATTTATCAATCAATTTAATAACCAATAAAATTTTTTAAAATGGTTCAAACATTTAAATCCGAAGAATTTAATGCTACAAATTTCGACAATGCCGTAATGGATGAATGGAGAGATTTGGTAGAAAGCCTAAACATTAATGGGCAAAAAGAATATGGTAAAACGCCAAAATCGTTGGTTCCATATATGCGAATGAACGAGGGAATAACCCGAATATTCCAAGCACTATGTCCTATGTCTGTTAATTATGATAAATACGACAAAAGTCCTATTCCGTTGGAAGTATTACAAGAGATTAGTTATAGCTTAAAAGAAAGCTATTTTACTGAAATCAAGATATGGTATAATGATATAGACCCAGACCCATTTGCTATTGGCGAAATCACTAAATTTGCAGTGTATTATTACATTGGCGATGAAAAGTCAAGCACAAAAAGTGGATATGATTTTAATACAAGTAAAGAAGCAGAGCAGTGGGTAGAAGATAATGGTCACAGATTGCATTTTACTACAAGTGAAACCAATAGATTTGTAATTGCCAGATGGGGTGATGAAGCTAAGAGTTTAGCCGAATTAAAGAAGGAAGCTATCATCAAACTGAAGGATAGACTATCAGACAAATACAATAGTGCTATTAATACGGCTAAGTATAAATTATCTAATGTTAGTGCTAATGTAGGTAAGTATTTCGATGGTGCTATGTCTATGTATGATTTAGAACAGTTGTAGGTCACTGCAAATTTAGGGAGAGGGAAACCTCTCCTATTTTTTTTAATCTTTAAATTGAATGAAAATGAAAACTAAAAACAAAGTAACCAGAAAATCCTTTGTTGAATGGATAATGGGACAAGCAGATGACTATGAAAGTATGATGTTTCAAATAAAAGATGAAGTCATCAACGAGTTAGTAGGATATGGCAAAATTACAATAACCATAGAGGATTTTTTTAACAGAACTGGGTATATCCCACAACGCATTTGTGTAAACAGCAACGGAGACGAAGAATATACAACAGAAGAAGTTGAGTTAGTTAATGAAAAACATATTCAGTTTGATATTATTTCAAATTACATTGATTGGTTTACAAGCAATGAAGATGAAAGAGAGCGTTTGAAAAAAAACGCAGAGTTGTATGTTGATGAAGACCACGCAATTTATTTTTAACCTTTAAATTAAATTGAAATGGAAAAATTATTAACGGGAACGCCAGAGCAATTTGAAAAACTCAAAGAACTGATGGAGCAACACAAAGGACTACTGCCAGAGATTGATGAAAAATATTATATAGATGATTTGTGGTCAAAAGAGGATGTTCAATACAGATTTGAATGCAATGATGCAGAAGCTGAATTTGTTTTATACAAAACTTTTGAAAGCGAAGTAGTAAATGATACTATACACGAAACCATAGGAATCATAGCTAATATTTATGACTTTAAACCTATGGAAGATGTATAGAATCAGAATAGAAAACGCACTTGTTGACGATAAATGGCTGAGATACAACAATAGCTTCTACACTAAAGGCGATGTAATGCTCAGTAAGGAAGCCTATCAAGTAAAGTTATCCGCTGAAATGGATATGCACAGAATCAATGACGAGTTATACGATGACAAATTAATATCAGATACCCAGTATTTAGTGAACTCAGATGTAATTAAAGAAAACAAGAAATTTAGCTTTAATAATTTAAAATTCAGTATATGGACAGAATATTAGCAGTCAGAAAAATTCACGGTATAATGGCTCCAAGAGCATTTATGGAAATGTATAAATACAAGATACCATTTGAAAGAAGAAACGATTATTGGGATGTCTTAAAGTCTCATAAACACCCATACTATAAAGACGTCTGGAAGGAGTTGATGGAGCAAGAGACATTTGAGATAGATGGCAGCGACTATAAATTAATGGAATTAAAAGATAATTATTACTTTGTAAAACAATAAGAAAATGAATTTATACGAAACAAAACTAAGGGATATGGGATATGACGTAGAAAGGTTGCCAGAAAATGGTTGCTATCAAGTAACAAGAGATGGAAAGTTATTTATGGGCAATACTATTGAAGGTCTTTACGTCATCATCAAGCAAACAGAGGTTAATGATTCTAAAAAAATATCTACTGATAAGGACAATTAAAAATAAAGTAGTATATTGTGAACTGTTCAGCAACATATCCGCTGCGGAAGAAAAAATGGAAGAACTAAACAAGATAATGCTTTTGAACTCGATTTTAAGGTTGATTATTATTGATGCAGGGCGATAGTGCCCTGCTTTTTTTATGCTTGACAGAAAACACATAGACGACATATTGAGCAATCTTACAGAGGAGGAATTTATACACCTCACCCGGAGATTGATACCTACTGGTCACGATGATTTCCTAAACAGTAATTATTTTGCCAAGAAGTTTTACAATAATTCAGCACACTATTCAATGGTCAGTAGAGGGATAAGAAAAATGGACATAGAGAAAGCCAGACCAATGATGGAGTTGATATTAGAGGGATTAAATAAAATATTGGTGGACATTCACAGCTTCGAGAAAACAGATTACAAAAAGCCTATGAAAACTATGGATGCCACAAAAGTAAGAGAGGAAAGAAAAAAGGATAGAGTTTACCTCAATGTAAAAGGAAAAGAAGTTTTTAGTAAAGACATCAAGAAGTTTAAAGATGGATTGGTGGTAGAGGAAACAGAAGATAAAGTCCACATACAGATAGGCAAAAAGATAGAAAAGATGCCTAAGAAATTATTTAAAAGGATTTATAACTATTAACCCACACAAATACACTCACTGATACTTAGCGAAAGTAAATTGCATCATCATTCAGCTAAAGAATTTGCCGAGTCATTCGTGCAATATTTCGCTATTTAGGATTGGCGGGGAGTTGGTTACTTCCCGCTATTTTTGTCACAATAAATAGCAAAAATGGAAACATTCAGAGATTATTTCAGAAATTATTTGAGGAAGATTAATTCATTGAGCGATGCTACTGTTACGCAGTATATTAGTATCTACAATGAATACGAAAAGTATTCAGAAGGCAAAGACCTCAGCTTGAAGGACAATGATTTGTATATGAATCAATCTAAAAAGTGGTGTTTGATTAGATGCAACAAGCACTGGAATAATTACATAGATTACTTACGAAGTAATGGTAATAAGAATAGTAGTATTAAGCAAAAGTTTAGCAAGATAAAAGCCATAAACAAATCAATAGAGCAAGAGATGGGCATAAAGCTACATATCCCAGAAGTCAAATTAAAGACCAATACACCCCCTGTTTTCAGTTGGTCACCCGAATACACTATGGACTTTTTAAGAGCCGATATTAACGAAAAAAAGCGTATATTAGCACTTATGAAATTACATATAGCTACTTGTTATAGACCAAGTGATGTTCTTAGTATTAAGTCAAATAACTTTAAGGAAAGAGATGGGGTTTATTATATTGAAATGCTTACTCAAAAGACTAATAAAGTAATTAGTAGTATTATATCTGAGAAAATCTGGAAGGAAGCATACTTTTATGCTGATAATTATTATACTGTTTCTCCTTATAGTGATTTGCTTAAATATAATAGGGATATTAAGGAAGTGATGGCAATGGTCGCTGCAAATTTAGACGTAACAGTCTATGACACCGATTCTAATGGAAGGATAATTGAAAGGCAATCTACTTACATTGACGAAACGACACCGCACACACTAAGAAAGACTGGAATCAATCTATTATTGCACTGGGGAGTTGACGAAAAAACAGTTATGCGTAATTACAGTGGACACACAAACGAAAATACATTTAATAAATACTATGTGAGTCACGACAATAGGAACTCAATAGACATTATCAAACAAAGAACTAATGAGATTTAACTACAAGAAAAATGTTTTAATATATAATAAAAAGTCTTATGATTTGGACGTGATAAATCAAATGCTTATTGATAATGCTTATATTTATGTAAAGAAACATTTAATCACAGTCAAAATGACTAATGGCAAATTGAAACCATTGATTGACTGGAAGCATTTACACAGTATGCCGGAAATACAAATGTTAATTATAAATTACACCCAATGGAAAAAGTAGAAACAATTAAGGACAGAATGTCCGAACTCCACAAGAAATATCCGAACACAGAGGATATATCTATTATGACAGAGATTATTGACCTTGAAGATGCAGTAAGAGCAAAGGCAAGTATATTCTATAAAGGAACATTACTGGCTACTGGTCACTCAGAGAAATGGTTTGATAGTGATGTAAGAGAAGAAGCTACGCCTTGGGCAGAAACAAGGGCAGTAAGTAGAGCCATAGGGTTTTTACTGAGAAAAGAAGTAATACATACCGAAGAAGATTTGATGCAGTTAAGCCGTAGGAGATTGAAATCTTTTTACGCTTACGCTAAAGATGGAGCGACCCTCGAAGAACTCAAAACATTAGTAGATGATGAAGATATAGACTTTGTAAAGAGAAAGCTACAATCAGCATTTAATTCAATAACTGCCAAAATACAGATGGATGAAGCCAGAAATAAAAACAATAAATAATAAAGAGTTAGAGGTATATGATGTAAGTAAGATGTCAGTGGATGTATGGAGGGGTTTTAGGGCATCATTAAACAAGATTGGAGGTAGTGACGTTGGAACTATCTGCGGACTGAATAAGTATAAAGACCCACTACTGTTATTCTATGAAAAGATTGGCTTGAAGGAGGATAATTTTGCCGGTAACATATACACCACTGTTGGTTCGTTTCTCGAGGAAAGTATCAGAAAGATGTGGTGCTACGGCAATACCATTGAAGAGATTACTGAGAACTACGGTAAGAATAATAAGATTAGGGAAGCACACGACCCACTCTGGACAATCGTTAATCCGGCTTACCCTTGGCTTGCAGCAAACACCGATGGATTTATAGATAAAGACCCAGAGTATGACTATATGGGCAAAGGAATCATTGAGATTAAAAAGATAAGCAAGAGGGCAAGTGAGCAATATCTTGGTGGAATACCTCCTCAATACATCTATCAGCTACACGCCTATATGATGGCTTGTAATGCTCCATACGGATATATCGCAGCTTTTGTAGGAGAGAATGATTTTATATCTATACCCTATATTTTCAATGAAGAAATAGGTAAAGAAATACTGGAAAGTTGTTTGGCTTTTGAGGAGGCTGTAAATTTAGGCAAAGATATTATGAAAAAAAATATATCTTTGGAGGAAAAATTAAAAGAAATTTACGTTATTGAGGACAGTTTTGATGTGTTGCAGATATTGTCTTATGACAAGCTAAGTGATTTTTTAGGTGAAGATGCTATGGTTGAGTTGAGAACACAGAAAATTGCAGCGAATGAAACCATAGAAGATTTAGCCAGAGATTATCACGATGCACAACAAACTGAAAGTCAAGCAAAGAAAGAAAAAGCTAAATTTGGAGCGCTCTTAAAAAAAGAACTAACACAGGAAACCGCAAGTGAAGTAGATACTTGGTTATACGATGGCAACAGTTATAATGTAAAGTATAAGAAAAGATTAATTGTTAATAAGAAAGATGAATAGATTAGTTGAAATACACAAAGCGGTAGATGCAAACTTTCATTGTTGGCGCAAGTCACAAGCAGAGTATCAGAAGCCATTAAGGGCTATTGAATTGAAGAAAACGTCTTACGAAGATGTAATGAAAATCAATATTAATCAAGATGGAGAAGATAAAGAGGTTAGTATATGGACAACAGTACCTATAATTATGGCTATTGGTATTGCCACCAATACTGACCACGATATGGATGACATAATGGACTTCTGGAATATTGATAGCGTAGATGAATACGAATATAAACTTAAATGTTATACTTCGGCTTTAGAGAAGTCTATTGAAGCACTTAACAGTAGAGTTAGAGGTGATGACTATGACGAAGGTGCTTATAGGTTTTATGTAAAGTTTTGTTTGGTAAATAATTATTTATTGTTTCACGAAAAAAATAGTTTTTTCAAAAGTCAAGATTTGTTAAGATGAAATATCCATTAACAGTTATCCACCACGGCAATAGAGAAAAACTTGGAATCAATTTAATTGATTATGCTTTATTAGAGTATATTGTCACTAATAGTAGATTTGGTAGTGTTGATACTACTAATAGTTTTGTTGCTGAGACATTAGGGGTGAGTAGTAAGCAGGTCGCTGCAAGTTTAAGGCGACTGGAAGAAGAGAATATGATAGAATTTACACCAGATGGATTGAAGCCAACAAAAAGTTGTTTAAGTGTAATGGCTATGGACATTGAGGATGAAGAGATAGGGAACAGAATGGAAGAACTCGGAAGCTTTTTCCTCAGAAGATTAGCTGAGATAGCCAAAGAGTTTAGGTGTTCTTATATTTCGCCACCACATTACACACACAAAGCCAGTATAAAATCAGTCGCAAGGAAACTGAAAGCTATTGATAGGAAGCATAAGGTAACTGAAAGCGACTTAGAATCTATTATCAGCTGGGCAGTAAAGCAATGGGGTTTTAACCCAGATATGAGAGATTATGTAAGAGCAAGCACATTACTTGGAAGTGCAAACAAGTATGAAAAATATAGAGAAATATCACAACAATTCTGGAGAAGTCAAATAAATGTATCGTCAAAAGTTTATTGAGCAAGGGTTTGACATTCCAAGTTCAGCTACCGGCAAGTGTAAGATAAGATGTCACTTTTGTCAGCACACACGAAGTAGTAAGAACAGGAACGACAAGCCTCTAAGTGTTGACCTTGTCAATGGTGTATATAAATGCCATCATTGTGACCAAAAAGGAAGGATAATGATGGGAGAAACCAACAAAAATTATAATAAACCTACTACATTACTGAGCGACATATCAGATAATGTTATTCAGTATTTTGCTAATAGAAAAATTAGCCAAAGCACTTTAGAGATGCTTGGCATAGGTAGTTTTACTAAGAACGGCAATGAATACATAGCTTTTAATTACTTTGATTCGTTCAATAATCACGTCAATACTAAGTATAGAAACGTAAACGACAAGAAAGATATGAGACAGTTGTCTGGAGCAAAGCCAAGTCCATACAATGCCAAGGTAATTAAGAATGCGCCATATATTATTATTACAGAAGGAGAGATAGATGTTGCAAGCTGGGTTGAAGCTGGATTATTATATACTATCAGTGGACAGAATGGAGCCAATGATAACTGGGTATCAGATGTATATGATTTATTAGAGCCTATTGAGAGTATTTATATAGCTGTTGACAATGACGACAAGGGCAAGAAGTACCTTCGTGACCTCAGTCGAAGGTTAGAAAAGGATAAATTGTTCCTCGTTGACTATGATGGTTATGTAGATGCCAATGAAGTGTTGGTTGATAAGGGTGCTGCAACTTTAAGGGAAATGTTCGAAAAGGCAGAGCCGTTTCCAGTTGATGGCATCAATAGAGTAATGGACTTTGCAGAAGAAGCATTTAGTTTCTTTGTAGATGGCTACCCAGACACATATACTACTGGATTAGCAAGCCTTGATGATTACTTTAAGTTTCATTTGAGTGATGTTACAATAATCACAGGAACACCCGGAGCCGGTAAAAGTAATTTTGTTGATTACTTATGTGTTCAAGCTGCGAAGATGCACAATTTTAGCACTGCGTTTTACTCTGGAGAGAAGGCTCCTAAGATACACTTAACTAACTTAGTGTATAAATATATTCAGAACAGTAGATTTAATCTTGACGTAACAAGTGATGCAGACAAAAAGAGGTTCTTTGATGGTCTTACTTTTTTACACGACCATATATTTTACCTAAACGAACAAGAAAACAAAGCCGAAGATATATTGTCTAAGGCAAAATACTTAGTCAAAAGACACAATATCAGAATACTTGTCGTAGATAACTGGACAACAATGGACACGACCACTCCACAAGGAGTTGACACCAGAGATTATTTTGGAATGTTGCTTGCAAAGTTCACAAGGTTTGCCAAGGAATATGAATGTCACGTTTTACTTGTAGTCCATCCAAGAAAACTACAAAAGAAAGATGATGGCAGGTATATAATGCCTACTGGGTATGACTTATACAGTAGTAGTCATTTTTATAATTTAACAGATAACGGTATATCTCTTAGGGCCGATGATGGCTATACTGACGTAAGAATATGGAAGGTAAGACATCAAGAGTTTGTAGGCAAAGAGGGTAGTATAACAGTAAGATTTGATTCGGGAAGTGGTGGCAACTATTACGATTCAGAAAAGGTAGGATTCAATCCTACACAAACTTACGCAGAAAAGTATGGCAAAGAAGACAACACACCGTTTTAAATCAAAAAGAAGAACAAAAATTCCTAACGCAAAAAAGAAGTTTTTCAATGAAAGCAAAAGAACAAAACAAGCAAAAGAAAAAGGATATAGGTCTGCTTTCGAGGCTAAAATTGCAGCTGACCTTATTCAAAAAGAGATTCCATTTAAGTATGAGGATGAAAAGATTACTTATACTGTTCCGGCACAAGAACATACCTATACACCCGATTTCATTTTACCAAGCGGAATTATTGTCGAAGTTAAAGGTAGGTGGACACTCGAAGACAGAAAAAAAATAATATTTGTAATGGAAAGTAATCCGCTTTTAGACATAAGAATTGTATTTCAGAATCCATTTGGCAAGATAAACAAAGGAAGTAAAACCACCTATGCTGATTGGTGCGATAAGCATAATATTGTATGGTCAAGCGGAATTATTCCAGAAGATTGGTATTTTTAAAATTATTTAATTATATTTGTGATTATGAAAAAGAATAAACTCGGAGTAAAGAACAGCCTTTGGAACAATATTAGAAAGAAGGCAGAACTAAACAAAAAGACTGGAGCCAAGCCTAAGAAGCCTACTAAGGCTATGTTAGAGCAAGAGAAAAAGATTAAGGCTAAGAAAAAGTAATCAATTAAATTTATTAATATGGACATTGGATTTGGAGTAGAGTCTGGAAGTTACAAAGGATTCTACAAAATGACTATCAAGAACCAGTCAATACCTGTTTTCCAGAAGTTAGAAAAAAACGAAGAAGGCAAATGGGTTTCGTCTGGAGAAGCTAACAGTATTGCTGGCTATTTACAAGACGTTAAGATTGAATCTTACGAGTACAAAAATGATGAAGTTAAACAGTTAGTCCTTATCTTAGACTTAGGCGATGGAGGCCCAAGTAAGTTAGAGATGAACTTTAATGGAGTCAGCAAAGGTATTATCAATAATTTAAGCAACGAGAAGTCTTTTATTGGCTCAAAACTCAGCCTTAGATTATATACTAAGAATGATAATCCGAATTGCTACTGCACACTTGACGACAATAAAATGTCTTGGGGTGTTTCAGTAGACCAAGTGAAAGCTAATTGGAAAAATGATGACTTTTGGGTTAAGGTATTTGAGCAAAAGATTAAGCCAAATATTACTTTACCTATGTCTAATAGTAACCTTGGTTTCGGAACTACTGAAAAAGAAGTTGAGTTGGTTCAAGAAAACGATGACCTTCCATTTTAATCCAACGTCAGAGAGAGGTAGTAAATTGCTACCTCTCTTATAAGAAAAGGTTTTGGTTTCTCTATTTTTTCAAGAGCCAGTGTTTCAAATACTGGCTTTTTTAACGACTTAAATTTAAAGCTATGGAATATACAGGCACACACACATTGCATTTCGATAATGGGATTGATGAAGTAAGCGTGGACGTTAGCTTCAAGTATTACTTTGATTCTGGCAGGATGTATATGAGCAATGGAGACCCGGGCTATCCACCAGAAGAGAGTCTTGATATATTAGAGGTACACGGAGACTGCCCTGAGTGGATTACGGACGAAATGATTACTGACAATATATACGAAAACCTACCAGATTTTATTGACTTATATTGTGAAGATTAATTATGAAAGCTAAACTAATATTTAAACTACCAAAGGACTATGAAGAGTATAGAATGGCAATAGATGCTTCTTCTATGCACTATTGTTTATTTACCTTAGACCAATGGCTAAGAGGATTCCTTAAATATCCACCAGATGATATATCAGAAGAAAAATACAACACCTATCAAGAGGTGAGGGATAAGCTAAATGAACTAATGATGGAAAATAACATAGAGTTATGAAAAAGTACAAATTAAATATTATCAGTAAATGTGGAGAAAGAGAAACAACGGTATCTGGAAATTCCGTACAAGAATGTATTGATAAGTTAGAACACTACCATACTTTTGGAGAGTTTGAAAGAAATTTCTTTTCTGGGAAAGGAGAGAAAAGGCTCAAAGAAGAATTGGAAAGTGGGTGGTATATAAAAAATGAAACAAATGATAGATGATTTTAAATACATCTTCTTCCCATCTGGGTTTGAGAAGTATGGGTATTTAGGGTGCCACTTAATAAACAAAGATAGCAAGTATTTTAAAGCCTTATATCCGCTTGTATTGGCCTTAGATTATGAAGCTAAACCTAAGTATTGTCCACGTTGGTTTCTTCGATTGCTGCACGTCTATGGATGCGACAGGAGTGTCGTAAGAGTGGTCAACTGGAGGATATATAATTTACTTGACAGATTAACCAAGGGTATAATGTTTATGGACTGGAAAACTAAGTGGCACGACTATGACCTTCGTATTAGCATATACGCTCCAAAGCACTTGCAAGATTTAGCTGAAGATATAGAGGGAGGTTTTTATAATAGAGGTAAACAAGAAGAGTTAGTGGAAGAAATTAAAAGATTAGACCCAGAAGCTTCTATAATATGGGGTAGTATTAAAAGATTAGAAAAGCAACTTGAAGAATTAAAAGACAAAAATCTATGACACCGAAAGAAAAAGCACAGGATTTAGTATATCAATTTAAAAACATTCTGATGGATGAGGATACTGATTGTGGTAACGAGATTTTATGCACATCGATTGCCATTAAGAATGCGTTAATACTTACCTACGAGGTCGGAAGAAGAGTTCCGAATCACAATTATGAGAATAGAAATGAAATTAAAGACGATTTGACCGTTGAATATTGGGCAGAAGTTTGGAAAGAATTAGGAGAAATGTAATGAGCGGTTTAAATGAGGAAATATGAATCATATATTAGTATATTTTTTATTGCAGTTTGTGTCATTTACACCATTCTACTTAATTTATAGAAGTGACTGCAAGAAAATAGGTAAAGATAATTTAGCTGTAAGTTTGGAAGAAAGATTTTTAACTTGGTTAATTATATGTCCAATTTGGTTGATTGGATTGATTGGGTAGCTATTACACACAACGTTGAGTGTACGAGTAGTGGCTACCAAATAAATGGCAAAAAAGTGACAAAACTGCCAAAATTTAGAATAATATGAAAACACCAATGCAAGAGTTGATAAGACTTGAATCAGACCTAACTCGTATGTTTGATTCAGACTACCGAGTAGCAATGGCTTTACTTGAGCATATTAGAACAAATAAAGAAGAAATGCTTGAGAAAGAGAAAAAGGTGATGAGATTAGCAGATAAGAATGGTCAGGATAGGAGTCAATATAAGCACGATTGTAAGTATGGAGGAGCAGAATATTGGGATAGTCAACCTAAACCTTTTGATGAATACTACAAAGAAACCTTTAATAAGTAGATATAAAAGAGTTTACAACTGAAGAATTAAATAAGGAATTATGAAAGAATTAAATGTAGAAGATATATGCAATGGCTATTATGCAGGCGCACAATGGGAGAGCAAAGAACAAGAAGAGCGCACAAAAGAAGCGTTTAATTGTGCATATAATCTGGCATTAAAGCATTTTGGAGGTGTGATAATGGATTACAGCAAGATTACAAGGTTAGAAATAATTAATCACGCTAAAAACGATAGGCAAATTGGTAGATTATTAACTTTACACAAGTCATTAGGTGATTTTAATTCTTTAGAATTACAGGTTCAAGATGGAGGTGAAACTCTAAAGATATTTTTAGATTAAATCTATTAATAAAGTAAAGGGTAAGAAAATATATTTATTAATAAATTAGTCAGGTGGCGAAATTGGTAAACGCAAGGACAGTGGCGGGAGATAACATCAACCGTTGCTTATAAAAGAGTTCTC